CAGTTGCTGCAGATAATCATTTGAGCAAAACAGTGATTGCTGCTGAAGCTGCGCTTTTTCCCATTTTTGCTGGTATGAACACAGCGTCGTCTGATAAGTTCCTCTTGTACCTGCATGAAAATTTCACGCGGGATGATGGGCTTGTGGCTGTTCTCTACATAGTATTGAGGGACAATGCCGGTGTTCTTGACGCGCTTTTTTGTGAGAAAATCAACAGTATAGGTTTTTTGCAAAAGGGCATCCCCAATATACTTTTCATTGCGTAAAATCTGATTTATGTTGCTGGTATGCCACCTTTCATTGCCTGCTCCGTTTAGGATACCGTCGGCTTCTAGGCAACGAGCAATCTTTAGCATACTGGCCCCTTCGAGGTATTCCCGGTAGATGCGCTTAACAATTTCAGCCTCCTCGGGAACAATCACCAGGTGCTTATTCTCATCTTTGGTATAACCAAGGAAGCGGTTACAGTTGACTTGGATTTCGCCTTGCTGGTAACGGTATTGTAGGCCCAGCTTCACGTTCTGACTTAAGGATTGGCTTTCCTGTTGGGCAAGAGAGGCCATAATTGTGATCATTACCTCGCCCTTGGAATCCATTGTGTTAATGTTTTCCTTCTCGAAATAGACCGGGATGTTCTTGTCTTTTAGCTGACGGATGTATTTCAGGCAGTCCAGCGTGTTTCGGGCAAACCGGCTAATAGACTTGGTAATAACCATGTCAATGTGACCTGCCATGCACTCATCAATCATGCGGTTGAATTCCTCACGCTTCTTGGTGTTGGTGCCGGAGATGCCGTCATCCGCATAAATCCCAGCTAGTTCCCAGTCTGGATGGCCGTTAATGTAGGCAGTGTAATGCTCAATCTGGGCATCATAGCTGGTGGCCTGTTCATCACTGTCCGTGGAAACTCGGCAGTAAGCCGCCACGCGGAGTTTTGGTTTTTCTTCATCTTTTTTAACTAAACCGGCGTTCTTTCTTGCTGGAAGTAAGGTGACACTCATCTTTGCTTCCATTTTCCTACACCTCACTTTCTATCAAACTGTAGGCATACTCTGCCTGCTGGAACGGATCGTCAAATTGCTGTGTTACTTCCTTTATGTAGAAGGTAGCGGGGAAGCCCACTGCAGTTTCTTCTTTCGGTTCACGGATGCGGCCAAGTTTCTCAGCCCGCTTAATACGCTCCTCTTGGGCTGCCGCAAACGTATCCTGGTCAATAATTGCCGGGTAATATTCATTACCAAGATAACGGGCGTTTCGCAGCATCCTGCCGATACTGGCATGAAAGGATTTGATCCCGGCTTTCTTTGCGGCTGTCGCTAAAGAATTGCCCGATAGATAGGATTGATAAAGGGTCTTTATCTGCTCGGCAGCTTTGTTATCAATTACGGCTTTCCCGTTTTCAATTCGGTAGCCCAACGGAGTATGGCTCATTTATCTCACCAACCTTTCTTTTAGGGTAATGCCGCATTTTAACTCGAATCCTATTTCTGTTCGGGAATACACAATAATCCGCTCCACAAAGCGTTTGAAAATATCTCCGTCAAAGCCGATCAGCATATTTGCTTTTGACGTATAGTGCAGCAGTTCACTGACTTCGCTTAGGTTTTGGCTGTCGCTGTTTATGAAGTTAACTAGGGACTCTTTTTGGCGTTGCAACCGTTCTGCTTCTTGTAACAGTTCATTATTGCCTTTATTGTAAACGGCAGGCTCAAGGTAGCCTTTACTCATCAGGCCTACCAGCACCTTTCGCTGTTCCGTGTTCTCTTCAAGTTTCTTGTCAAGCTCTCGAACGCTTATCAGGCTATCGTCGGGATTCATACTACGCAGGCTCACAAGCAGCGGCTTGAGGACGGCTTCATGTCCGAAGATGAGCTTGTTCATCATGGTGATAAACGCATATTCAAAATCGGATTCCCGGATATATTTCATAGAGCATTTATCGATGTCAGCGATGTGAGTGGAGCAGCACCAAGCGATATACTGTCTGCCTGTTGAATGGATTCGGCGCTTGAATTTGCTGCCGCACAGACCGCAGATAATTTTACCCGAAAAGGGATAACGGTTCTGGTACTTACTATGATACTTTTCTACGCCTTTTTCCTTGCCGCGCTGTTCGATTACTGCCTGTGCAGCTTCAAAATCTTCATGGCTGATAATCGCTTCATGATGGTTTCTCATCAGATATTGGTCTTTCGCACCGTTGTTATTGTGGCGGTTGAAGTGCATATCGGTATAGGTCTTTTGGAAAATGGCGTCGCCGGTGTATTTTTCGTTAGCGACCATCCCGCGAATGGTTGTTGCCGTCCAGCGCCTGCCTTTTTTGGTTGGGACCTTTCGGCGGTTTAGGTCATCCGCAATTTTGTGGGTGCCTTTGCCGGATAGAATTTCGGCGAAGATGAACCGGACTGTTTCTGCCTGAGATTGATTCACAACCAACTTCCCATCCACGGCATCGTAGCCGTAGGGCGGATAGGAAATTTTGAAGGTTCCGTTTTGGAATCTGCGCTTTACCGACCACGTGCTGTTTTCTGAGATGGAGGCCGACTCGCTTTCAGCCAGTCCACTCAGGATTGACAGCATGAGTTCGCTTTCCATTGACCCAGTGTTGATGTCTTCTTTCTCAAAATAAATGAAAATGCCAAGGTCAATAAGGTTTCTGACTAGTTCAAGACAGTCGGTGGTATTTCGGGCAAATCTGCTGATAGATTTTGTGACGATGAAGTCGATTTTCTTATTTTCACAGTCGGCAATCATCCGAAGTAGTTCAGGGCGTTTTTCCTTTTTAGTACCTGTGATGCCTTCATCATAGTAAAGCCCGGCAAACTCCCAATTAGGATTAGCTTTGATGTAGGATTCGTAGTGCTTCATCTGCGTTTCAAGGCTGACCAGTTGATCATCGCTGTCAGTAGAGACCCGGCAGTAGGCAGCAACACGTAGCTTGGGGCGTTTGGTTAAATCAACTGTATTTTGGGCGATTTTAGTTACCTTCTTCAAACTCTCACCTCCTTGTTAGTGTGGCATATTACCTCTAAACCCAAGTAATATCAAGGATTTCTAGGCATAATCTGTGCCAATGCAGGAGAGAAAGATTTTCGATTTAATGTGGTTATTTTGTTGAATTCATCTACAGTAATAAGGTTGTTTTTTAACATGGATTCCAGCAGCTGCTGAGCCAGAAAGTAATCATACTCATGCTGCAACTGCTTCTGAGATACACGCCTTTTTTCAGAAGATAATTCAATGCTTTCACAGGAATAAGGGGTTACTTGATTTGTGTTTGTTTTGATATTGCAGTTAATTTGCGTTCTTTGTGTATCTGTCATTTCGGCTCCTCCAATCCGAAGGAAATCCGTCCTTAGCAAATAAGACCAGTGTTTCCTTCTACTTAAAGCCGAAAAATTTAACCCCCTAAATAAAAGATAGCCCACCGAGCAGAGATTCCGGCTCGATGGGCATGATAGTTTTCGTATAGCTTTTATTCAGTTTTAATGAAGGCATCCTTGAAGCCTGCTGCCTTAGCCCTATTAAGCATGGCTTCAGCGTTCGCTTTGACCGAATATGCACCGACTTGAACGCGAAATATTTTCTTCGGTTCCGTGGATAGACGAGGAGAGGGGAGCGGGGGAGAGGCTGTAGTCATATTAAGAGCTTTCTTTACATCAGCCCTAAAGGTATCCATACTCTTACTATGCTTGGTCAACCAATGCCCAGGATCCCTGTGATTGCTTGCTATGCCAAGTTTGCAACCCTCATAATGGCCGATGATGTTCTTTTCAGTCAGGTTATAAAGCCCGCAAAGATAAACACAAAGCTCTACAGCTTCCTTGTAGACCGCATTAAAATAGGAAGCATCAGTCAAATTATCCTCGCAGATTTCAAAACCAAGATGAGAATTATTCGCATCTCCGCCAGCATGCCAGCCCCGATGATTCCAAGGAAGGGTTTGGTAAGTAGCAATAGAGCCATCAGCCAGTTTCCCAATAAAAGCATGGGGGCAAACTTGCCTGCCATCGGGTCTGTCATCGGGTCTGTCCTGATTCCAGTGATTGTTATACTGTTTTTTGCCTAAAAGTCCATCATCCGGCCCAACATACCGTTTAAGATAGGGGTTATTGGCACCTGTGCTATGAACCATGATGCCTTTTGGCACAATGGTTTTACCCGCCTTGTAGCAGGCATTTTCAGTTAGAATGAGTTTTCTTAGATTCATTTTTTGCTCTCACCACCTTCACCAAGCTCTGCCAAGATATTCTTCAGTTTTTCTGGTATGGGAAGGCCAATCTTCGATGCATTTTCGATGATACTGATTCCTTCATTGGATAAATAAAAGAAGATAACCGCCGTGCGAATCACACTACCATCCCCGATAATATTGCTGTCAATAATATGGGCCACGCCCACCAGGCAAAAGATCATCACTTTTTTAAAGATCCCCCGAGCCCCTATATCGCTGGACAACCTTTTTTCCAAGAATGCCAGCATCACCCCGGTAATATAGTCCAGGCCCACAAAAATTACCAGGGCATATAAGAATCCATCAAGGCCGCCTAAAAACCAGCCCAGCCAACCACCGATGGCGGTAATGGCGATTTGTATGTAGGTCCATATTTCTTTCATGTTCATTACCTCGCTTTCTACATAAAAAATACGCCCTAAGCTTTTAAGGCGTAATTCTTCCCTGGAATTTTCTAATTTGCGTTAATAGGGAGCATAGAACACATAACCGGTGGCCTTTAAATAAAAGCCATCTCCCGGCACATAAATAGCTCCATCTAGGTTATCTGATTCGACAACGCTAAGCCCCGGTTGTTCTACTCCTTCCCAGTACAGGCCATCAGCTGAAACATAGAGCATCTCTTCAGCAAAGAGGGCATATTTACCCCAGTCTGCCATCCAGATGATGTTGTTGGGGTTATGGATGTTGTTATCAGCTAAGCCTCCCACATTATATAGATTGGTTTCTATCA